GTTAGAAACACCTTCCACCTATGTCATCAGGAATTCGTATCATTGGTTCTGCCAACATCTCATCTCCTCTTGTTTCTCAGAGAAGTTACTTCTCCATAAAATCTCTGAAGCCTCTTCCAAGTAATGGAAGATTTGCATTCTTATCAACTCAAGTTGGTTATCTCTTTTCAGATTCTGAATCCAACTTCAGAGCCACAACTCTCTCCTCCAATTATGTGAGGGCTAGTGCTAGGGCACAATTACATGATCTTGTTTTGATGTTCTTACATCATATTGGATTGCTATCCCAAATCTTTATTGAGTATGCTGCCCCTGGCCTAGGCCAAAATCAACCAGATGGGAAACTTGTCAATGATTACCAGTCCCCAGGGCAATGGTTTGACTTGACTATCACAAAAAAGCCAAAAGCTGAATTACTCAAGAAATTTGACGAAACTCAAGGCAAATGCTCAGTATTGGCATTTGGAAGTGAGTGTCTCTTTAACTTTTATATTCCAGAAGACTTAAAGACAGACATCTCTCAGCTCCAAGAGTTTTTAAAGCCCTTATTAGATCAGTATCCAGAATTGGATTCTTATGAGTTTTTAACTCAACAAGCACCAATAAAGGTTACTCATCCTGGGCCAGATCATCCTTGTTATCTGAGAGATGTTGATTGTGTCTGCGAAGAAGAAGGAAACGATTACTGGAGTGAGGACCAACTGAGGCAGGATGTTTACAATGCTAACTTTCCTCCTTTAGGAGCCTCACAGAGAAATTATTGGAAAGAAGAAGTGGATTCATTAAAATCCTATCTTCAAGAGAATACAGAAAAGGAGTATGATGCACGCATTTGGACAGGATTACCTCTGGTACATCCTGATGGCAAATACAGAATATCTTGTGATTATATCTCAAGGTGCTCTGTAGAAATAGATCTAGCTATGAAAAAAGCTAAAGATTGGAAATCTATTCCAATCAAAGAAGGAGAAAAGTATCATGATTTCATCCAAGTTCCAACAGGAATTCTTGAAAAGGATATAAATACACTACCAGGGTATCACAGAACAGCTAGAACTCCCTCTGTGGCATACAATGGGAGAATTCAAGATGATCTTGACGCTGTGATAGATGCAATATGTCTTTCAAATTCAATTGATGGGAACTTGGATTTCTCCAATTATTATAATGATTTAAGAGATTCCATTGTGAAATGTTCAGTAGCTGCAGGCTGGTCGAGAGAAGAAGCTATGGAACACTTGAATCACCTAAACGACAAAAGATCTACTGTTCTTAATCAATCATTATTTTTATTTTCGCTAGCTATGAAAGAAGCAATTCTTTGTCAAAGACATGGAATAGGAAAAGAATATATCAAACATGTCTTTGGAGATCTCTATATCTTTGTAAAGACTATAGAACCTGAAAAACCCATATTTATGTCTTTGATATTTCCGCAAACATGGAAGACAATTCTTCCTCCAGGATGTTATAGACCTTGTACAAGGCTATCTAACGGTTATCTCATGACTAAGGGGCATACTTACTCAATTCCTGATGCCAGATTTTTGTCTGGAAACGATCTGAGACTCCTTGGTTTATATAAAGGATCTTTTTCCATTAGTTCTAATCCTATTTTTAGAGAGAGATTATTAGCTTTTGGAACGATAATATCCAATAATTGCAAACAAGGAGAAGCAGATGCATTGCAACAGATGAGATATTGGATACCTAAAGTAATTGCTCCCCGACCTAGAAAGATAAAGAAAACTATTGATAAGATGTCTCCTCCATATTGGACAGTAATACAAGCTCTAATCCCTCAGAGATGTGCTCTTTGGTGCCTCGGAAAACGAGACTCAAAAGCTTCTCTTAGGGAAGGAAAGCTTGTTAACTATACTTGTCCAATTCTGGGCATACCTCTAGATACTTTACATGAAGCAATGTCTGTTGCTTACCTCTACTTTTACCATGATCCAGCACATGCTGATCCAGTCATGTCACAATGGAAAGTTTTGAAAAAGACCATGAAAATGAACGCTGAGGTTGAGAAAATAGCTCTTGAGTCATGGCGAGGAGTTAAATCACATGAAGAATTATTTTCTAGACCATCAGTCTGGAAAGGAATGAGGGAAGCTTGGTCTGCTTTCAACTCAAAAGTTTGGATGAAAGACGTGATGCAAGACTTCCAATCAAGGATTTCTTCTAAAATGCTATCAGAATATGCAACAAATAAATCTTCAAATCAATCTCCCGATGAATATGCAGCAAGATCCAAAACTTATATTGAATGTATTAAGTATCTTGATAAGCTCTCTCTTTACCCTCTTAGTGACTTAAGAAGAGTTCAGGAGATGAGCTCTCAAGTGATGGATTGCGACATCTTCAGGAAAGATCAGCCTGGAGGAGATAGATTAATAACTATAATGACTATCATCTCTAGGATATCTTTGGATTGGTTAGAAGAATTATCTAGAAGCATAGCCAAAAGGATACCTTCAGAAAAGATTATCCACTGGGCAGATAAAGCAGAAATGATGAAGAGATTCATGAAAGTTCATTCCAATGACTTCTCTATGTGTGCTAACATCGACATGAGTTCTTGGGCTGAAGGACTCACTACTCATCAGTTCTTCTTGATCTTTAAATCATTATTTTATCATACCGAGTTTGAAGTTCTATTACCCCTAATAGCTAGCATCATAAATGTTGAAGGTTCCGAAACTTTAAAGGTATTTGAAGAATTAGCACTATCTGTAAAATCAGGAAGATTTACTGAAGACTCACCAGAATGGAGATATCTTCAGTCCCATCTTTTTGAAACTGCACAAGGAGCTTTTAAAGTTCATTGCCCCAGAGGCATGGGACAAGGGACTTTACAAGTAAGCAGTTCTGTTTTACATGCTCTCTTAGACAAGGCTCTTGAAATTGCATTAAAGAGAAAATTTCCCGAAATCATTGGATATGAATCAGGTGTATCTTCCGATGATCAAGTTATTTTGATTGCTTTCAATAGAGAATTGTCAGATGAGGAACAAATTGCTATTGAAGATTTCATAGAAAAATTCTGCCAAGAGTGGGGCCTAGTCTTCAACTCAGCCAAATCAAACTTTTTCTGGGGAAGACTAAGAAACCAATATTGCGAGTTCAATTCTTGCATAATGCAAAAAGACAGCCAGTTTCATCCATTAGTTTCCTTCCTGTCAAACATAGGAAACTTATCAGGTCAAGCTAATTTGCAAGATAGGTCTCTCGAATCTGCAGGACTTTTAACAGGGATGGTTGCAGAAGGCCTCTTTGGCAATGCAATCTATGATGTTGAGCTTTTACTCTCTGAGTATGTTTGTAGATCTCTAGGAATGGGTTTAACTGAAAACTTCCATAATTTCTTGAAAGTTTGGGAAGTAGCTCCCCTACCATGTTTCGGAGCTCCAACCATTTCAAGAAAAGGTCTACCAGGATTCAGACAATATTATCTTTTAATTGATAACCTTTTGAAAGATCCCAATTATAAAAATATTGTTGAAAAATGCAAAAGCCTTGGAATGCTTTCAGAAAATTCAGATCTAGGAATAACAATCATACCTAAGCTATTAATTGGTAAAGAAGAAGAGTCTAAATCAAAAGAGCTATACAACAAGTGTGTTGCAGAAGGAATTCTCTTTGATTCTAAGACTTTACGAGAACTTGAAAACTCAGAACCTTTGTTATTCTTGAGTCGACAAAAGGGATTTCTGGCTATGAAAGCCAGATTCTCTTATGAAGCTGAAAGAAAAGCAAGGTTAAATTTAGCCGTCCGAGACTCAGAAAGTCGAGTCTTGGGTTCTAGTGTCTATGTTTCTTCCAAAGACTGCCTTTTGCTAAGTGTGTCTTGTGGTAGAGAGACTATACACACTAAGACGAACCTCTTGGATTGTCTAAATAAAATATTAGAAACTCCAAACGGTTATCTCCCTTGGGAACCATTTGATGTCAAGGTAGCTGATCAATATGTAGATCATGATGTTGAAGATAAGTACTTCAGACAATTTTGGAACTATAAGGTTGATAAGAGAGGTCTGGTTTCCTTATCAGATAAATCCACAATATTGTGGAAACTATTTGGTTTAAATCCTTATATGGTTGCTTTAGATCATGTAGAAGAGTCTTGGTTAAGATGTCTGGCTAAGTATTCTTGGTTACACAACGATATAAATGTTGTCCTAAGTAATTTAGACACAAATATATTCAATCTTTACCAAGCTATACTTACAATGACTGATGATGATCAAAGCTGGCACATCACAAAGCCTGTTGAGTATAAATTTACTGAGTCCATATCCTACTGTTCAGGGGCTTTGTCTGAAAACCCAAAAATACCCTTAGAAGATAGAAGATGGCTCAAATTTGTCTCAGATTGTATCATGTTAGACATACATCTGACTGAAGATGATGTCGAGGACATGTTGGGTCAAGGACCAATTGAAGGATTTGTCCCAATAATCCGGGATAAAGTTATTGATTTTGCATATGCATTACCAGATGGCTTTGAAGTAGTGATGCCATTTTCTCAAGTGATCAATAAGCATGACATCAAACATAATTATGTCTTATACAGCTCAACTTTTCTAGCCGTATGTTATAATGATCATATTTATGTTTCTAGAGAAAGTGATATGTCTTCCTGGCAAACCTCTAAAGCTAAATTGAAAGCTAGAGAGCCGGGAGAGGAAGACTGGACTGAACTCACTATTGATATAAAATCTGATTTCCAAAACAAAGAAGTTACATATCATGATAGATCTGATATTGACAATTTACCAATTGGATTTTCCATTACAGCTGGGAGATTCCCAGTCGAGCCTCACATTTTTGAAGATGGTTATAGATTGAGCGTAAAATATAACCCAATAGGGTGTCATTACCTTCACTATATCACTCCTAAATTGCAGTATTCTGACTGGACAATTAATCCAGCTGGCAATCCTAATTATTTAGATGATATATTGAGGTTCAACTTAGATGTTCCTCTGACATCTCTATCAAACAGATACGAAGAAGATGATCACATATACTGGGCTTACTTAAAAACTTTGTACAAAAATTGCAAAAGATTTTGTAAGCTAAGAATAAGTGAAAAGGTCTTCCAGCACATCTCAGCATTAGGAGATTCTATAGATAGAATTAGGACACTAAATGAACAAACAGCTATTAAAAGAATAGATGAATGCATAAGGGCTAGGCCTCCAAGAGGAAGTCGTCATGCCCATTAAGATCCATCTATTCAATTAACTAACAACTTAACTATTCACTAGAATAGTTAAGTTAAAATAATAAAGTTACAAAATTGAGATGTAAATACATCTCAAAATTATTGGTTAAAATTAACCAATAGGAAGGTATTTCTAG